GAACCAGGAAGGCCGTCGCGTCGTTACCTTCCAGAGGCAACACCCACGGATTTGTTGGCATAGTGAAGTCACGGAAATTTCCAGCGACCCGCAATGCCAACCGTACCAATTCTTCCAGGCGCGAAGAGAATCCGGTCGGAGCCCATGTACTCGTGGCCGTGTCAAGAGCCTTCTTGAGTTCGCTGAGCTTTTTATCAGCGCGCCATAAAGCAAACAAAGGAAGCCCCTTCAGGGCTGTTTCGTATGGTATACCCTTCACTTTCGACATCAATGTCGCCTGAATATACAGATGATCGTTCATCTTCTGCAGGCGATCAATTTCTTCATCATGACCCGCATGCCCTTTGCGCATCGTCATAATAGTCTCATATCCGCCCGAGGACTTCAGGGTTTTCCCTGCAGCACTTTCGACTTCAACGGCTGCGTTGAATTCAGCTTCACGCTTCCCAGCGTCATCCTTCTGCACGTCGCCGACTTCCTTCATAAGGAGTTCGAGATCAACTTTGATCTTGTCGCGTTCCTCGCCGGTCGTCGCAACCTTGTTGGCTGCTCTCAGGCCCGTCATTTTCTTTTGAATTTCTTCGATAGATAACATTACATCTCCTAAGATTTATTGAACTGCTGGACTTTGTACATCGTCCAGTATAGATTCGAGGTCATCGAGTAAACCGGCAACAGCCTGTTCTTCAGAGTCATCTGTATCAATCTCGCTAGCTTCCTCGTCTTCTGTTGTATCGTCAGGTGTTGCAGGCTCTTCTTCTTCAGTCTGTTGCTCATCTTCCTCCTGCTTGTCGGACTGCACCGACGCAAGCGTGGAAAATTCAGCAATAGACTCTGTAAGTTTCACCTGCATATCAGGAATATTCGTTGTATTATTAAGGCCCAAGTGTAAACGATTGATCACTTCAATAACTTTCGTCCTGAACTCGGGAACAGTTAATTTTTCAGGGTCTTGGCCTTCTCGTGGCGGAACCTCTTCTTGTTTTTCTGGAGCATCGACTTCTTCCTCGACTACGACTTCCTCTTCTTGCTTACGTGTTCCCTTCTTCTCACTCTTCATGAGGACAAACTTCCGCTCGTTCGCGGGAGAGGTAACAAACGCCACAGTATCCACCAGCAGATCACCCATTTCCACTACATCTTCATGAGGGAAGAAGTTAAATTTCTTCAAGTCTTCAATTGACATTATTCATCCTCCACTACGGGTTTAGCAAATCCCTCAATGGAGAATCCTGTAATCTCCCCATTGGTAATTTGCTTCCATAAATCATTATCATTAACTTTCACGCTCATAATCCATGAACCTAATTTAATCGATTGCTCACCCAGAGACATCGAAATCGGAGTAATGAAACTCTCCACAATTTGAACACCGGAAATTGGTTTCATGTGCTCCATATTCATCTGGCGAAACTCGGCCAGGAATGTATGGGCGGCACGTTCAATCGTTTCCTGCGAGAAGAATTCTCTATCAGTATCCATTACCCCTGGCTCCATCACGACACCCGTGACGATCCGTTTTGCTTCCTGCTTTTTGACGAATTGGCTTTTAATAGATTTGCGCCGTTCGCCAATGAAGGCACTCACGCCTCTATTAATATCGACATCCAGAACTTCCAGATCGTCAAATGCATCCTTCGAATCAAATGTCACAGCGAACACAGTTCCTGATTGCACAACTTGATTGTCTAAAGGAAATCCATGCTCGCTCAACCATATTTGAACTTCAGCAGAAGAAAACTTACTTGCATCAAATTCTATCCTCTGAATAAAATTATCTGCTTTCATCGACTTTCCGCTCTCTGTTTCTGCTTCAGGTTCCGCAGGCTCAAAAAGAATTCCATCATTATCCTCACAGTCTTTACGCGCATCCGTTACCGACCAATTATCCGCCAACGGATACCGGCGTGACTGTAATTCACTTTTCCGTTCGCCATCTTCAGTAAATATTCCAAATATGAAGTCAGGAATCTCTCCAGGGCTCTCAGAATTCCGGCGACGAAATTCATCAAACTTCCCAGGTTCAACAAGCCTGCACGCATGTTCATTCGGGAATGGTTTCTGAACATCAAACACATCTCCCAATTCGGAAGCTTTAATTTTCCTTTTGATCTTGATCTTCATTATGAAACCCTTCCTACTTGGGCAAGCCCATCATTTGCAGAAATGATAAGTAGTTCTTCTGTAATCGAATTAATCACTTCATTTGTAATTCCTAATGGAACATTGTTCGTTGCAATCTCGGCACCTGTAAATAAATCAAAAGTCTCTTGTGCGGCAACATCGGCCAATACGCCACGCTCAATCACAGCGAACATATCTTGAAGAACAGTCGTAAGTCGCACTTCGAACGCATCCATGCGTGCCTGTTGCTGCTTCATAATATTGTCTATAACCTTCTTCGACGCTTTGAATTTCATCACCTTCGGTAACAAGGTGCAGCGACAGTTCGCGACTTCTTCTGCTTTCCCAGCGGATTGATCGCCTGGGAATTTCAATCCATTGCTAAATAATTCATTCAGGCCCCGAATCTCACCTTCAAGCGCAACATGATTCGCATTATCCTTAGGATCGTTCCCGCGCACATTGGCATCCCCTGCTGTCAGCCATTGCTTCCGCACATCGAGACCGGACTGCCGGAATCCTTCCAACGCTCCAAAGTTCGCATTCCCGAGCACTTCTGTGCGCGCAATACGCAACGCACGAACCTGATTGAATTCCGTAAATTGTAATTGCAATCGCGCGGACAGCGCCGACACATCTTCGCCTGCCTCTGCAGATGCAGCAAATACTTCCTGGATAGCTCCACGAATATTCAAATCCACCGTGATCCGTTCAGCCTGCGATGCCAAAATGAATGCACCAATCTCAGGCGATGTCACATCAATCGCACCAACTAATCCTATCTCTTCTTCCTGCTTGTTCAGGTTCTTCGTCGATGTGATTATTCCTTCTTGATCTATGCGTTGCGGTGTCGCAAATCCCGCTTGCTGTAAATTCTGCAAAAGCGTCGTAACATCGCCACCCACAGGCAATGACTCGAATGGAATATCTGGGAATACTTTCTGTAATGCTTGCCTATATTCGTTCGGCGTCACAGCCCCACGATCCATCCCACCCTTCATGACTTCCAGTTTACCCAAGGCCCTGTTCTGCAAGAAATCCACTTCCGATAGGTCAAATTGTACTTCAAACTTCGTTTCGAAGAACGATGTAATGCTTCCATTCCCAAAGTACATCGACGGTACAAGAAAATTCCCCAAGAAAGATTCAAACTTCCGAATGCGTGGACGAATCGTGTGTGTCCAATACGACAATTCCTGTGTCTCCGCGTTCGCACGAATCGCTGTTTCAAATCGACCAGCCACAGATGGGGGTACGCCAATCGTTGAAAGAATTGTATTCGACGAAAGCTGCAACTGATCCAGGAATTGCATATCCTGTTGCGTCGCGCCGATCTCTTCAAACTTCATGCCCGCATCCAGGACCGCTACCTTGCTTGATTCCTTCAGACCGCGATGCGCCTCATTCCACATCGATCGCATCCGTTCAAAGTCGGCATCATCTAATTCCTGGTCCACCGTAATCACACCATGCGGCATTGCTGAATTATCGAAGAAGCGACGCCCGAATACCAACCCATTAATATTCAAAATAATTTCAGCCGTAGCCGCGCTGATCGATCCCTGCCCACGGAAATCATCAAGCGGGCTGTAATTCTTCATGTACACGATCTTGTCGGCGGCAATCAATTTACGTCCACCGCGTGAATCCCTGAACCAAAATCCACTCACAAATCCCTTCGGGTCGGGAACAGGTTCCACTGATTGTGATTGAATCGGGAAGAGTGATGTAATAAATCCATCTTCGTTCGGTACCTTCTCCCAAAACGACTCGCCGGTTAAATCCAAATTAATATTCGTACACTCCCATAAGTCATACGCCGTCATAAACTCATTCGCGCGACTGGTAATCGTTACAAACCGTGGATCGTCAGTGACTTCTATCTTCACACCATCCACAATCTTAAAAATCTTTAACTTCAAGCTCGCGATATCAATCGCAATGCGATTCACACCACTATACACCCACGCATTCTCATCGTAGGTGCGTACCAAGTCTTCCTTTTGCACCCGATCACGAAAACTCGTATCCGTCAGATCGCCAACAAAATCCGTTGTACGGAATTGTTGTTTCTTCATTGGCACAGCATCTCTTGATTTCGCAAAACCCCGAGAAGACATAGACCTGTCAAATATGCCCATTAGTTCAAATGCTCCAGAATTATTGCAACAAAAAGAACAGGGCTAACAGCCATCCACACAGCACCATGCACATATAAAAAATAACCAATCGTATCATTGGGCTTCGCTTCCGCATTCATCACCATCAAAACTGTCCATCCGACAAAAACTAAATAGGCTACACAAAATAGGTATTCGCTCCATACTAACGGATTCTCAAAAGGACTCATCAAAAACTCCGAATCCTGGGGGTACCCCTGAATGTTTTCAACGCACGATTCGCAAACCAGCACGCCATAATGACATCTTGCGTTGCCACGTTAGGATGATTCCGAAATTCTGTAACGCACCGACACATCGAACACGTGCAGCTTGGCGAATGTTCTTTGCGCCCACCCAGGAATCTCCACTTCCCTTGCTCGAACATAACATCCATTGCCTCTAAGCCGATCGTCATATCTGTTTTATTTTTGTATTGCGTCTTAAAGGACCGCAACGGAAGTCGTGTCTTCTCTTCTTTCAGGAATTCGTACACGCCTTGCTGGATCGCATTCGTTTCCACATTAATAAGTCGATGCTTGAACACCTTATATGATGCCACCAAATGGTCGCGCAATTGCGGACCCTTCCACTTCCCGATTTCAATCGAGCCCTTCCACACATACCGAATATCATTCTCACGGTCATATCCATATGTGAAGATCACCGTGCCAGGTCGCTTGCTTGTGGAAATATCCACGCCTGCGTAATATTCGAGCTTGTCCGGCAACGCCACGCTTGTTTCTACTCCATGAAATAACACCGAATCGAAATTCGGAAATGTCAGGTCCTCATAATCAGTCGGAATATTTCGATATTGCTGATTGAATCTACGTTCACCGATGCTGCGCCGCTTCTTCACCAACGACTCACGATCCCACCGTGCATCCCACAACGGAATCGTTTTCAACATATACTTTTCGTTGTTAAGCTCCATAGACTCTGCAATCCAATCCAGTGATATCGTCATTCACCGAAATAATCAAACGGGCGAATGTTTGATCCGACGCGAGCTGCGCCATGAGATCATCGTTCGTCCACATCGTTCCAATGACAATCGTGCGCGCATCAACACCATCGAGGCGCGATCGCCATACCGTATGGAACGCTTCCGTCACCGATTTCTTCATGCTCGCCTGCTGCACCGAGTTCCGAAAATCCACAGCGTCATCGACAAACAGCAAATCGCACCGACCAGAGATACCTGCCGACAGAATACCCTGCGCTTCCACCGAATCATCCTTGGCAAACGACGACCGCTGTACCGTAATTTTATGGGAACCCCATGCCTGTTTATAGTCCGGTTTGCATCCCGGAAAGACATCCTGGAATTCTTCGCTACTTTCAATATACGATTTCATCATCTTTACGCGCATCGTCGCATTGCTGTCCGCGTTGCACACAACCTTTGCACGAATATCAGGATTGTTCCCCAGCTCAAACAGGCAGCGCCCGATGACTTGTACTGATTTCCCGTGTCCGAACGGAGCCATAATAAGAATATCATTTTTATCATTTGACCAACAATGATCTATAAAGTCCTGCATGAGCCGATGTATCTCACCCTGCTCCACGCCAGCGCCCGTCTTCTCATCTTTAAGCGTATATTCTAAAAACGTATTGCAATCTTCGCGACACTCCTGCAGCAATCGCTGATTGATGCCGTTATAGACCGACGCCTGTTCTTGTTCAACCGTATTCATTATCCCATACGCGGTTTCAGGAAGTGCTGCGCTTCCTCTGGAAGTGTCTCATCTTTCATCGACGCAATAACCGACTTCACGTTTTCCGCTTCCTGCTCTTTCATTTCTTCCGGCGTCAAATCTATAATCGTCGCGTCTTCCGGCTCAATAATATCATCATGCTTATAATCCCATCCGCGAGCCGCCAACATCGATTTGCGTTTCTGCTTACGGTCCAGAATTACTAATTTCGCTTGATATTTCTTAATATCAATTACTTCATCTTCAATAATATGTTTATGCACATTCACGCTGAGTTTCGTGCTAATGTTCTGACCGTACAGCGCCATCTCCAAACGATATAATTTATCCAACGCCGCTGTAGCGCTTTTCATTTCCATCGTACTATCAATTTCGTCTGAATGATTAATTTTCTTCAGCATGTCACGGCAAAATTTATTACGGAACTCCGCCGTCATAATTTTATATGCTGCCTTGACCTGCTTCAAGGTTTGCGGCGTGTCCATACTCGATTGAAACTTCGACGCTTCGGCGATCGCCAGGAATTCTTCAGAGTTAATTTGCTTGAGGATCACCGCCATCTGTTGCGGTTCCGCACTCCCGAAGACCGCGTGCGCGATAAACGCCGGATCACTATTAATCGCATAGGCCGTGATGATCTTCGATAATGTATCGAGATCAAGTTGGCCGTCTGCAGTTTGAAGTTCTTCAGTCATAATAATTTCTCTTTGGGAAATTGTTATCTCCAATCACCCAATTATCACGCCACTCCCCGGAAGAGGGATTACTTTCTGTTTTGCTTCCTCTTCATCGATAAGGTCATTTAACTTTTTAGTCGCACGCCGATGAGCCTCTAAGCCGTATTCGAAGTCTGTCGTATCCATAATGAAGTGGCTGCAAAAATATTTCCACGTCGCAGTAAAATCCAATTCGTAGAGATGGTCTGCGTCGCGCTTGCATTTCGGACCACCATTCTCCCGTCGATAATGTACACACCGCGTGCACACATTCAACTTCCCTGGTATTGTCGTCAGTGCTCCGTTTGCTTTTCCATTTCCCCGTATCTTTTTGAACAACATACAGACCCCTTACCGTCGTTGCTGAAAGTTCGTGAGCCTCTCGATCGCTCGGGCACTCTCCACGAGAGCATCTGTTGATTTCTCCGCTACCCCTTCATATCGCTCCATCATATTTTCGACGCTGTCAGTATGACGAATGTCGATCGCGTTGGTCATCTTGTAATAGAAGACCAAGAACACGATCGTCATGACGACAAGCGCCCCAGCGACGCCTTTATCTAGTAAGTCCCATGGAATATCAGGCATGATTGATTACACTATCCTTACGCAGCCATCTTTCGTCTACCTGTAATAATTTCATCATGTTCTAAAACGCCAACAGTTGTTCCGTTTGCTTTGCTAGGGCTGAGGTCCGATATCGTCGAAGAAGCTGCAATCGAATCGCCATCAACACCAAAATTAAAATCTGGTCGTAACACTAAACCATCAACGATGCCATCTGCGCCTTCCGCATTGAAAATCGTGAGAATTTCTGACGCGCTCAATTCCCGATCATAGAAACGCACACCTTCCATGCCGCCCTCATACTGCCCATCTAAAACGGACCTATTCCCGACAGTCAAATCAGCCGCTGCATCCGAAACTGGCGAACCTACAGGGGTCTGGGTTTTAGTCACGGTCTGAGATATCCCATCAAGATAGATAAGCGGGTCGTCAGATACACCACTATGGTCATAAGTAATAGCAAGATGACTCCATACTCCAAAACTTGGAGCTGGAATAGTCCATTTGCCTCTCGTTGTAGTAAAATCCATCTCAAAGAGAATGTCTGAGCTGGAGATGAATGTTACCTGATTTTTGGCCTTCTTCCAGAATCTACCAAAATCAGATTGCCCCAGGTCGATAGCGTTGAAACAGAGCATAACAGTCCCGCCACCCTGGAAAATATTATCCAGAACAGAAGGTGAACCGAAGTTTATTGCTCGGCCAGTTGTTGCACCTGGGAATAAAACAGACATAATAGCTCCTAGGTGAAGGACACCTTCACGCGATACAAAAGCCAAGAGCCGTCCAAGTCATCCCCAGCTTCATCAGGCTTGCGGGTCAATTCAAACTGACAATCATTCCCGGCTATAATACCCAACGACGCCAAAGTGATGGACTGAGTATCATACTGGAAAAACTCATTCGTAGGAAAGTTGAGCGCAGTCAGGAGCACTCCCGCAGACCACGATTCTACTACCAGATTATTAGGTATCTCGCGTACATAAAGCTTGGGTACAACCGCTTCGGCACTAGGGGTAGGGGTAATCTGTGCCCGTGACACAAAATCCAAAACAATATTTGTTGCACCTATAGGAACTTGTAGGCCAAACCCAACACCCTCTTCAGCAGAGTCAACAAAATTTCTGTTTTTTATAGCGTCGTTATTACCATCAACTGTTAGTGAAGCATCAACACTTATGGGCCACTCCGATTGAGTTGGGCTTAGCAGGGTGTCAGCGAAGAATTGGAAATCACGAAATATTAGTAATGATCCAGAAATATTATCTGGATTCGCCGTATCTTTTTGAATCTTTATATTCACTGCACCAGTGGGCGCAGCAGGAGTTGTGTCATTGAAGTTAGCATCAGATGCAGCGACTCCATTAACACTTATATTATCTCCACCACCTACGGTAGCACCATTCTTTAATAATGGCGGCTCACTCCCCCGTAGGTCAATTTCACTAATAGATGTCCATGTGCCACTAGCTGCAGCTTGATGTCGTAATACCAATTGGCTAATAAGAAATCCGGTGCCCACAAATTCTTCTGGAATTGTAAATACGGTAAATCCATTTGTATCATTTTTCGCAAGGTCTTCTGTTGCATATGACCCATCAGGAACATTTACATATAGCTTCGATTCCCCGGTTACCTGATTGACCACTCCGAAAATGACTAAAGTGAAATATCTATCTACTAATGTCCCCCCAGTGGAATCAGTAAGCAGTGAATTTAAATCTGTAATCTTTAAGAAGGGAGTTGTATCATGATTTACGACAAATAAATCAGGCGTACCTGAAAATGCAGGAAATACATGACCATGTAATCGCAGCGCCCTTCCTGCAAGCGTTGTAAAGATTACATCATCAGCAGAACCGCCATTAGTCGTAATTGTTAAAGTTTGGTCTACCCCAGAAATCCATGAGGCTAATCGGCTACGAATCCAATTCGCAATATGGACAACGTGTCCTCCTGTAAAATTTAAATCCACATGGTTCACATACACATGTGCTTTATACGGACCATCCGTAGCAACTCCAGAAGCACTCTGAATATAAAATCTACCAATAGGCACATGCTCTACCAATGGAAAACCTGAAGTACTTACTGTAAGAACCTTTGTGGATTCAGGAATAGATATAAAATTTTCCACCGGTACCGTATCAGTACCTGCCGTTAACACAATAGCTGCAGCAGGCGTTGTATCGAAAGCAACTTTTCCAGTAGTAAAGATTAAAGTTAAGTCCCCTCCACCTGCTGCTTCAAGATTGGCGGAAACAACTCCGCCACTTTCCGTAATCGTAACATCAATAGGCTCTGTAACTCCACCGACCATAATGCCGGATGCATCATCCTCTACTTCGTCGATCGCAGCTTGGACATTTGTTGCCGTTAATCCAGTAGCCGTATTGTCATATGCGAACTGTTCGCTGTTCACGCTGCGCGTGGTCGTTCCTGTACCAGAAATATTCGAAAAATCCACGCCGCCAACGCCGCCTATAAATTGCAGTTCTCCAGGACTCGTAACAACGATTGTTTCCGTGGACCCGACAAATCC